TAGTAGTGTCTGCAGAGAGCTGTGAAGGTCTTGTATTTCCAGTAGTTTTATAAGCAATACCATAGGTAATATCAAACCCTTCGGGGTCTTGAGCAGTCATTGTAACCGTGCTTGTACTACCGTCAGTATTTAACGATTGAGTAGTTGTAGGAGGTTCTGTAATAATGACTGGACTTTCATCAACACCAGCAGATACTCTATCCCATTCAGTACCATTATACACATATACAGTATTTGTATCATTTGCATACGCTAAATCTGCCGCAGTTGGACTTGCTGGAAAACCTGCAACATTTGCATATCGACTAATAGCAGCAGTGCCTGCAGCACCCGTAGCACCTGTAGGTCCAGTTTTTCCTACAACTTCTACCCACTGACTTGAGTCAGTATCGGTATAGTACAAGAACAAGCCGCCCGCATCTGTGTTGTACCAAAGGTCCCCCGCGCTTGGCGAAGAAGGTGAAGCATCAGATGTAGTTACAGATGCGCCACCGCCTCCACCCCCAGACTGTGCTACCCAGTCATAGTCACTGCCATTCCAAGATAATACTTCATTAGGCGAAGCAGTACTTCTGTTTAAATGACTATCTACTGATGCATCATTATAACTTCCTGAACCTGAAACTGCCGCCTGTACAAATGCAGTTGTTGCTACCTGTGTAGTATTTGTGCCGCTTGCTGCTGTAGGAGCAGTTGGAGTTCCTGTAAGGGCAGGACTTGCTAAAGGCGCTTTTAATGCAAGACTATTTGTAACTGTAGTTGCAAAATTAGCATCATCATTTAGTGCAGCTGCTAGCTCATTTAAAGTATCTAAAGCTCCGGGAGCAGAGTCTATAACTGTGTTAATTTGAGTATCTACATAACTTTTATTTGCAAGCTCCACCCAACTTCCACTATGTGCAAAATATGCAGCCCCTGTAGCGTGCACATGAGCAAACATACCATGATATGTTGTAGCACTTGGTAAGTTTGAAGTTTGTGAAAACATATTCGCAAAATAAACTTTACCAGTAGTTATGAAGTCATTGCTACCAATATCAATATCTGCACCTGTAGACGCAGCATCTGTAATTCCATACCCTGCAACAGTTGTAGGTTTACCTGTTAAAGAACTAAACGCTCCATCAAAAGCATCAGTAATTCCATACCCAGATATCGTAGTAGGTTTACCTGTTAAAGAACTAAACGCTCCATCAAAAGCATCAGTAATTCCATACCCAGATATCGTAGTAGGTTTACCTGTTAGAGCACTAAATGTTCCACTAAACTTATTGGCTTGAACAAATGCGGTTGTAGCTATTTGAGTAGTATTAGTTCCTGTACTTGCAGTCGGGGCAGTAGGAGCCCCGGTTAGAGCGGGTGAGGCTAAAGGAGCTTTGGTGGCTAAACTATTTGTTACAGTTGTAGAAAAATTAGCATCATCATTAAGAGCTGCAGCAAGTTCATTTAAAGTATTGAGCGTGTTTGGAGCTGAGGCAACAAGATTATTTATTTGAGTAGTTACATAACTTGTAGTAGCTCCATCTGTAATACCATATCCTGCTAGTGTAGTAGGTTTACTTGTAAGGTCGGCAAATACTCCGCTAAAAATAGTAGTGCCTCCGGTTTCTAAAGTACCTCCGGCACCTCCACTTAATGTAACTTGATTTGAGCCCGACCCAATTTTTAGCTGAGAGAGTATAATTGACGACGAATCCGACTGTAAAGTCTGAGTCCCTAAATGTAAAGTATTGCCACTGAGATATAAATCTTTGAATTTTGCAGAGCTGGACCCAATGTCTCTTGTACCGTCTCCATCTGGTATTATATTACTATCTACAGAGGAAAGATCAACAGACCCAATAAGAGCTCTTATTTCTGCTGCTGTAATTCCACTACCTAAAGTGGGTGTACTACCATCACTTAAAATAGCAGGAGTTTGCCCAGTGCCTGTTTTCCAAGCATTGTCCGCAGAGATATAAGTATAGATAATACCGTTTACTGTAACAGTATCTCCATTACTTGGACTGTTTGGAAAATTATATGCCATTGTTTACTCCTTAAAAAGCTATAGTTCCGCTAGCTGTAAACTTATAAATATTATAGTTGCCATCTTGAGTTACTGTTGGCGACCCTGTTGTTGAAAGTGCAGTTGCAGTTGTACGAATAATAACTACGCCATTTCCTCCATCTCCGCCGGCATTTCCGTTACCGTCACCACCGCCTCCACCGCCTCCGCCAAGGCCATCTGTTCCATCTGTTCCGTTACCGTCACCACCAGCACCCCCGCCACCGGTACCTCCAACACCTCCAGAGGAGCTTGAATTTTGTTCTCCCCCGCCACCACCACCAGCATAGTAAACAGCAGTACCTGTAATTGAATTTTGAACTCCAATACCTCCAGCACCAGAAGGGCTTGTTCCTCCTGCAGCGCCAGCTCCACCACCGCCAGCACCCCCTACTCCTACTTCATCTCCACCATCGTACCCTTGACCTGGTGTTCCTGCTCCTCCGTAATAAGTACTTGCCGTACTAGTGGTTACTTTACTTGCGCCGCCTCCAGAGCCTCCTGCAGCGCCGCTGCCGGCTCCTTGGCCTCCGGTGCCTCCACCTATAGCTGTTACAGTTGTCCAGCCCGCATTTCCTGTTGCAGAAATTTCACTGTTTCCACCATTAGAACCCCAAGTAAACCAACCATCTCCTTTGTTTCCTCCAGTACCTACAGTAATTGTATAGGTTCTTCCTCTGTCTGTACTGAAACTAGGAGCATACAGTAGGCCACCGGCACCGCCACCCCCTCCGCGATTTCCACCGCCTCCACCGCCTCCAGCGACTACTAAGTATTCCATATCCATAGTAAAATCTAACTCAACATCTACAAAGCGTGTAGTAACATTTGCACCGTCAGAAGCGCTTAATCGAGCTTTAAATGTACCCGAATTCGCTGTGTTTGTACTTGGTGTAAAAGTGTAGGTGCCAGTAGATTGATTAATTGTAGTGTCTCCGCCAAGCTGTACAGGACGTGTATTATTTGCTGTTTTATAAGCAATACCATAAGTAATATCAAAGCCTTCAGGGTCTTGGGCAGACATAGATATTGAAGTTGTAGAGCCTCCAGCATCAAGATCATGAGTTGTCGGAGGCTCTGTAATTATTACCGGAGACTCGTCTCCATTATCTATTCTATCCCACGCTGCTCCATCCCATACATATAAAGCATCGGTATCTTGAGTAAAGCCTAAATCTCCTTCAGAGTTTCCCGACGTAGGAAGAGACGCATAATTAGCATAAGCAGTAACTCCAGCACCGCCTCCCCCAGTACTACCTCGTATAGTTGAATAATTTGTCATTATCGCTCCGTGAGTAGCCAACCTTGGGTAGTATTATAATATACTAAGCCAAAAGCTGCTCTATTTAAATCAATTGTTAGGTTGGATGTAGCACCTTCAATTTTATGTCCATTTCTTGCTACAGTTATATTATTAGTTGCGGCATTTCCTGTTCCATCAATAATTCTTATTTCATCCCCGATTACTGCACTAGCTGGGAGTGTTATTGTTACAGCAGTAGAAGTATCTACTATTAACTTCTCTCCCGCTACAGCCACATAGTTACTGGTCTTTTCTTTGTATTTTTCTTCTGTTACCGATACGCCACCCGAAGAAGGATTAGTTTGCACCCACTGATTAGAGTCGCCATCGGCGTAATAAACATAAAGTACTAAAGCATCATCATCAAACCATAAGTCTCCCGCAGAAGGACTACTTGGTGCAGAACTTGATACTGAAACATTTGCACCCGAACTAGTAGCGCCGGATACCGCGGATTGAACAAAAGCAGTTGTAGCTATTTGAGTGGTATTAGTGCTAGAAGGTGCTGTTGGGGCCGTAGGAGTGCCTGTAAACCCGGGACTTGCTAAATCGGCCTTAAAATTAAGAGCATTAGTTGTTGCTCCATCAGTTATACCATAACCTGCTAGCGTAGTAGGCTTACTTGTAAGATCAGCAAATACTCCGCTGAATACTTCTGATTGATTTGCTAACCTAACCCAGTTTCCTGCGTGAGCAAAATAAGCTGCTCCTGTTGCATGAACATGGGCAAACATACCATGGTATGTGCTTGCATTCGGCAGGTTAGACGTTTGAGAAAATACGTTTGAAAAATATGCCTTACCTGTCGTAATAAAATCATTACTACCAATATCTGCGTCTGCCCCGGTAGTTAGAGCATCTGTAATACCGTATCCTGATACAGTTGTAGGTTTACCTGTTAAAGAACTGAAAGATACCGAAGTTAAAAAACTACTTAAATCAGGAGGTGTATAGCTAAATACGCCACTAGAATTATTATAACTAAGGGCGCCTCCTCCGGAAGCACTATTAGAAGTAACACTAAAGTCTGTAAGATTTACCGTCCCTGCTACCGCTGTTTGCACAAAAGCAGTTGTAGCTATTTGAGTGCTATTACTAGAGCTTGCTGCTGTAGGTGCTGTAGGGGTCCCTGATAGAGTAGGGCTAGCTAAAGGTGCTTTTGTTGCTAAACTGTTTGTAACTGTTGTAGAAAAGTTAGGGTCGTCCCCTAGTGCTGCTGCTAGCTCATTTAAAGTATCTAAAGCTCCTGGAGCAGAGTCAATTACAGCGTCTACTTTTGATTGTATATCAGAGTCTTGTAGTGTCCAAACCGGATGCCCTGATACAGTTAAAGTTATATGAGAATTAGAACTGTTCGTAGTACCTTCTGAAGTAAAAGTAAAGCTTTTAATTTTTGTATCAAGCGCATTACCTGTAGCCCTACTAATAGAATTAGAGTCTATTGTTGCCTGAGTATCATCAGCATAAGTTACAATACCAAGTGTAGGGTCATTGACTCCAGTGCTGGAAAAAGACTCTATAAATATTGGAGCTATAAAAGAAACAGACCCACTAGGGAGTCCTGTATCTAATTCTAGTCTCGTATCAGATGCTCCTGCTGCAGGAATTGTAATACTAGCCGAGCTAGTAGAAACCATGCTACTATCAAGAGGCACTGTCGATGTAGATGCTACAGACTTGTATAGGCCTCCTGCATTTGTATCTATCCAGATCTCATCAAAAACTGAAAAAGTTGGTGCATTATCTTGAAAATATACAGTATTATTTGTATCAATAGAATCTTCTACAGTTGTATTTACAAATGCAGTAGTTGCTATCTGAGTATTATTAGTATTTAATGTAGCAGTAGGAGCTGTAGGAGTTCCTGTAAGTCCCGGACTCGCTAAAGGTGCTGCGTCTGTTATGCCGTAACCTGCTAAGGTAGTGGGCCTGCCTGTAAGGGAGCCAAAAGCTCCATCAAAAGCATCAGTAATTCCAAAACCACCAATTGTAGTAGGAACTCCGGTTAAAGAGCTGAAAGCACCGTCAAAAGCATCGGTAATGCCATAGCCAGATATGGTAGTAGGTGTATTTGTAAGAGCTGTGAATGAGCCATTAAATGCGTCAGTAATACCGTAGCCCGCTATAGTAGTTGGTCTACCCGTTAAAGAACTAAAAGCTCCGTCAAAAGCATCCGTAATACCATATCCAGATATAGTTGTTGGTCTACCCGTTAAGGAAGTAAAAGCACCGTCAAAAGCATCGGTAATGCCATAGCCAGATATGGTAGTAGGCTTGCCTGTAAGTTGAGAAAAAGATACAGTTGTTAGCGCATCTGTAATACCATACCCTGCCACAGTTGTAGGGGTAGAAGTAATATCAGAAAAAGTTAAAGTATGATTTACAAAGTTTGTTCCGGTGTACTTTATAAATTGATTATTAAGTAAGCTGGAAATAGAAACATTTGAAAGATCTTCCAGTGCTGCGCTCGCTGATAGAGCATCAGTAATTCCATAGCCTGCTAAGGTAGTAGGCGTACCTGATAAAGAGCTGAAAGCACCATCAAAAGCATCTGTAATACCATACCCGGATATAGTAGTGGGCTTATTAAGTAAGTCAGAGAATGAAAGAGGGTATACAACATAATCTAAAGAGTTCCATGCAGTGCTGCCGTCTCCCAGTTTTATCTTACTAGTATTAGTTTCTACTCCTAATTCTCCTGAATTAAGAGTTGGATTGGTAGAGCTCCAGTTACTAGAAGTATCTCTTCTTAGCTGTATTCGTGCTGCCATTTATGCGCTACCTCCGTCAAGAAAAATTATTATGTCGTTAGATACTGTTGTAGCTGATCCGCCATCCACAATAAAATTAACTGCGCCCCCTGTGCCTGAGCCTACACCTGATTGATTTTGATTTATAAATTTTTGAGCAGAAATACTATATGCTAAAACTTGCCCATCCTGTACACTATTAATATCTACATCAGATAAGTCCCCGATTTCTTGAGCGCCTGCCAAATTTTGTACAAAAGCCGTAGTCGCAAGCTGTGTATTATTAGTTGTAGAACTAGCTGTAGGAGCTGTAGGAATACCTGTAAAAGTAGGGCTTGCTAAAGGGGCTTTTGTAGCTAAATTGTTTGTTACAGTTGTTGAAAAATTTGCGTCATCGCCTATTGCTGCGGCTAACTCATTTAGTGTATCGAGTGCCCCCGGGGCTGCATCAATTAATCCTGTTATTTCTTGATTTACATATTGTAAAGTAGCATAAGGACTTAAATCGGGTGGAGTAAAAGTAAAAGTGCCTGTAGTATTATTATAGGAAAAATTACCGCTTCCACTACCAGGAGATACAACCGAAGCAGATAAATCTTCCAGACCTATTTTTGACCTGCCGATTACATAAGTATCTAAGTTAGAAATAGAGAATAAAAATATCTCTGTTGTAGATACTGCTACACCTATCTTTTGAGTAGTAGTTGTTTTGGTTTGAGTAATTGTGCCATTTTGTTCTATATGAACAGTGGTTCCTGATGTTAGCCCAGAGAACCCTCCAACAACTCCATGAACAGCTACTTTTATTTGTTGATTACTATTTTTTGTCTCTAGTGCTATACCTACAAAGGCATCGCTTGCTGTAGTACTAGTTACTGCTACCACTTTTCCTGTTGATAATATTTTTACAGGATTATTTGCAGAAACATTTCCTGATGTTGTAAATGTTCCAACAAGTCTCTCAGATATTTGGCCAGTTACTGCAAATCTTTCATCTATAAGAGTGTTTGCAAAAGAAGAAGGAATTTCATTCGCTTCTGTACCAATAGAACTATTATTTGGTATTAGTAACCCGCCCGAAGTAGTTTCGGAAAGTGACGCATCTCCAATATTTACTGTGCCGCCAAAGAAGTTACCACTATGAGCATATAAATCTCTAAAGCGGTTTGTAAAAGAGCCAATGTCTACATCTCTATAGCGTACTGTTACTTGTTGATTTGGATTATTGGGATCGTCTTTTAGCTCCGTAGCATGTATAGTAGCTGATGAATCGGGTAGGATACTTTGCTGAACATAAATATCTCTCCAACCATTGGAAGAGCTACCCAAGTCAAGATTAGTAGCTACTTGGTTAGGTATTAAACTTCTGTTTAAAGTTCCAAATTCTCTTTGTAGATACTGAGTAGTAACTAGATCTGAATTATTCTGATTTGTCGATGTTGGAGTTCCTGCAGAAACAATACCTCCAAAAGTGCCTCCAGTTGTTTTTGAAACAAAATCTACTTGATTATTAGAATCAAATAAAATACTATTCAAAGAGTTGATTCTGCCTGCTTCTTCCTCTATTTCATGAGTCCAGTAAGTAAGCTCTCTTTCTAAACTTGCGATACCTTGCTTTAATTGTATAAAGTTAGTATCTACTTCAATTACTGTTAACAGTTCTTCATTTGGTTTATGTGCAACAGATTGGCCCTCTTTAGATGCAAGAGGGCTACTAAAAGAAGAAAGAGGTATTACATAGTCGGCATCCGTGTCTTTAGTAACAATATTAATATTCTTACTAATTTGTGTTTCCCAACGACCTGTAACAGTATTCCAGACATATGTAATGCCATCGACTGTTACAGGGCTGCCTACCCCATTAGCAGGTAGGCTTGAGGAAGTTCTAGGATGCGACATTAAACGTCTTCTTTACTTATGTCAAATCTTGAAGTTGAACTGACCAAGTAATTTGCAGAGTATCTGCGGTTGCTTTATTGACCGGATCGAAAGTTGTACGACAGAGCATTGTCTGAGTCAAGGGGCCTTTAGTAAAGCCAAAAGCTGCCGCAGTAATTGATTTACCGTCTTGAGTCAAAACACCTTCAACAGGATTATGGTCTGTACCACTAGTGAGAGTATAGTCAATAGTAGATCCTGTTGCTGTATTTGCTCTTGCATCAATATGAGCTAGTTCTGAATTAGAGCCGTCTGTGGTTGTATATGAACGATCACCAACGTCAAAAACTCCAATATCTGGAATATGCTTATTAAAGATACCCGCCTCTGTAATTGGGTAAATACGATTTAAAGGAGCTCTATGAGTACCTACAGTACCGCTGAATCTATCATAGTCTTGCTCTGGGCGAGGGTTATTTTCTTTAAATGTAGCAACGTATACAATACGATCTCCATTTTTCTTTGCTCCCGCTACAGCATTTGGAGAATACGTGCCTCCTCCAAAATCATAGTTAAGAAATGCACTAAATGTACTAGCCAAAGCATCTACACCTGTTCCTGCAATATTTAGACCTCCTGCAACCCCGTAGTTATTTTCTTCGGGCGGATAACCTTCCGCAGTACCGTCTGCGCTATTTGCAACAATACTTGAGCCTACAAGTGCTCCTTGGAAGATGCCATCAACTGCTGTACCAAACTGAATAAATTCTGTACCACGAGTAGTCGCAGTGTTAGTACCTGCAGTTGTCGAGGCACCTACAGTTGCAGTTCCGGACGGCTTATCTTCTTCAGCGCCCACAAAGGGAAACCTGGCTACACCGGAATCAAGAACTGCAAAACCGGCCTCATCAACAGTAGTGAGGACACTCGGATTTCCGCCCGGACTTTGAGTAAGATCAATAGGCAGCCCGTCTTGCTCAGTATGAGTAAGCTGAATATTATATTCTAACTCTCGCTCATAGAAAGCGCCAATTTGTCCACGAGTAATACCCAACATCCCTTTACCATCTTCAAGATAGTCAGCATTTGGGCCGCCTATAGTACCGCTTCTAGCTGATGCTGCAGCAAAGGGCCCTGTGCCATGAGTTGCCCCTGTTGGAGCTTCAAACACTGAGCGCACGGCGGTATGGGTTGGATGCGCAGGATTAATATTATAACTTGTTAAAGCAATTGCATCAACATATTCTACATCAATATGAACATCGGTTACAGAGTTTCCCGGGGGCGAACTAAGTGTTCCATCAAGAGTAAGTCTCGAAGAAGTTGAATTAGGAACTCCTGTTTCAATCTTAGCAATTTTTATAGTTTGAGCATTTTTAACATTATCCGCACTGCCACCAACAGGGCCAGTGTTTGAAGTACCTCCTGTAAGGCCAGTTATTTGAAGTCCCTTTCTTAGTCGCTTTAAAGTCGCGCCACCGCCACTACCTGTAACAAAAATTAATTGACTATTTCCCGCACTATCCGTAGTATGCATTGCGGTTGAGCCATCTTGCTCAAGGTGCACATTTATAAGTGGCACATAATCACTTGCAAGAGTAGTGTCTTTCATAAGTTGAACACGGAAGCCGCGCTCGTCTTGAAGCATACGGTCATATGCTTTTGGAATAGCTGCCTGTTTTCTAGCAACTTTTAGATTAGCTTGAGTACCGCCACTGTCACTAATACCTAACACTTTTGGAAGGTTATCAAAGTCCGTATGAGTATATCGATCTTTATCAGAACGAGCTGCTGCCCCAATTCCGATCGCCATATGGCTCATCATTCGGGGCATTTTATGCTTGCCTGCACGATCTTGTCCATCGTCAATCATACGACCGATAATGTGAGCGATACCATCTTTCGTAACTTTGTTACGAATTGTTTTATGTTGCTTTACCTTTCCATCTTTATCACGAAGGACTAGGTTTACAACACCTTTTAAGCGACAATCGTCTATATACATTTAGGTTCTCCTTTAAAATTGGCGTGATCTGCCAGGGGGTATTGTAGCAACATATGGCTGTAAAAAATATGCTCCTCTCGTGTACTCTTCATCCCTCATCCAAGCGTAGCCTTTTTCTGAAGAAGAGAGTGTGTCTCTAATACCGTCAGTTTTTTCTTGAAGTTTTTTCAGTGTTGTGTCTTTTAGTCCAATTCTAAACTCTTTTACTTTATTAAGTAAATAAGGATTGAAACTATCATCTACCGAAAATCTTTCTGTTATTTGTTCTGCAAGTGCAGGTGTTACTATAAAACTTAGTGTGTTTAGTTTTTCAGATCTAATTTTTTCTAACGAGTTTGCATACTTAATATCTTGAATACCAACCGTAAAAGGAATAAGAGCTTTTCCTACTAAAGTCCCAAGTCTATTATCATCTGCAAAAATTCTTGATGAAATTAAATTAGCTCGCCCTTCTAGAATTAAATCTGCTATTTTTAACGAGTCTTTTCGAGGCCGTCTAAACTCTTTTTTTACTCTGTCAACAATAGTTACTAGCTCTATTATCTTTCTCCCAAAAGTAAAAAATATATCTCCGATCCCTCCGTAGTCTCTGTCTTTTGTGCTCAACCCAGTTTGGGAACTAAAAATTAAACTTTTTGCTTGTATTGAAGTATCGGAGGTTTCTGCAATTTCTGGAAATATTATCTGCTTATTTAAAAACTTAACTATTTTTACATCTATTATATCAAATACTTCGAAAAGTCTAAAAGGAAACTTAAGTTTAATAAACTCACTAGTCTGTACTTTTTCTGTACTAAATTTTGCTTTTGGTGTAAGTATAGAATTTAAAATCTGTACTTTATCTCTTTCTGCTAAATTTGGATTTAAAGATATTTTTATAATTAAATCCGATACGTCTTCTAATGACCTATCAAACTTTTTTGAAACTCTACTAAAGGATGCAAAATTGTCTACAGTTTGTTTAAATCTTGCGGGTTTAATTATTCCGTCTCTAATATTATATCTTTCTAGTAAATTTGTATTTACTTTAAAAAATCTATCAATAGATGCAGTTACTAAGTCTTTCTTTTCTGTAGTAGTTTTTAACTTATGCTTGGACTTTGTACCTGCTCTATCTACAGTAAATAAAAATCTTGAAACTAATTCATTTGTTCTCGCAGAGAAAGTAGAACGTCTTAGAATACTAACATCCCTTGTTACTCTTTTGAATAATTGTATTTGTTCTAATACATCGAAAGAAGCTTTCAGTTGAGCTTTAGACTTTGCACTAATTCTATTAGTACGAAAAATTGCTTTAGGATTTAGAGTAAAACTTCTTGTTGCTATATCTTCTTCTAAAACTTTTGTAGGCTTTATATCTTTAAATATTGCATTTAAAGCTGCTGTGTCTTCTTTTTCTGTACTAGTCTTGAATGCAGGAGTAAAATCTTGTATAATTAGTCTATCTACTGCAAGTTTTGCTTTTGGGACTTTTATTATATTCGTAAGACCAATTTTGTCCCGGGGTCTTACTCGCGCAGTTCTCTTTACAATTATTTCATCTAATAAATCTAACAATTCTGATTTTTTAATTGCAGTTTTCTTACTTAAAGCGTCCAGAGCCTCTAATGAAGTTACCAGACTTTTAGTAGCTTTTAAAGTTTCTGAGTCGCTTATAGTGAAAGAATCTGCTAAATTGAATCTTCTTAAAAACTTTATAAATTGATCTATTTCTACTATGCTTTGTAGAGGTTTTGTTACAGTTCTTAAAACATCTTCTCTACCTGCCAGTATGTCTTTAAAAACCTTGTCTTGAGAGATTGAAAGAACATCAATTAGTTTTAAACGACTTACAAGCTGTTCTTTTAGTAGGATAAATAGATCCAACTCTACGTTGAACAAGTTGGGATCATTTATCAAGGAAGCTGCCCCAAGCATAGTGGGCATGTTTCCTGTTATTCCTGCAAATAAAGGCTCATTGGGGACTGAAACTTCGTTTAGCCTGGCTGCAGTTGTATTTTTATTTAGTAGCTCGGGATTATTTTTCAACTGAGATAGTAAAATTGAAATCTTGCTATCTAGTGACATTTTAAATCCTCACACTTGGGTGTACTACCTCCGAGCTTTTTAATAAAGGAACATTCCTAAGTATATTTATAGAACTTGGAGTATCCAGTGTTACAAATTTTGCATGAGGAGTGGTTGCTTTGGCCGATTTTAGCTCAGGAAACCTTCCTAAGTTGGGCTTTACTGTATAAATAAAACTTTTTTTCATAATTAAAAGTCATCTCTAACCTTAATGTCAATTAACTCGAATACGCTCATAATTTGACCATCGGATAAAGTGAATTCTATTTCTGCTTCATAAAAGCCATCTGTTGTTGCAGAGTTTGTTAAAAAACTGCTTAATGGAAATACTAGACTACCCGCAGAAAGAGATGATTCCACAGTATCTAAAGGAATAGTTGAAATTATAGTAGAAGTGCCCTTCTTGCGAATACGTAGATTTGTATCTGATGAGCCCACAAAAGCTGTTCCCGTATCTGAACGAGTTACAGTTGCTCTAAGTTGCGGGCCGGTATCGCCTTTTACTACTTGAATTATATCCATTAGATTTCAACGTACTCCTTAAGGAGGCTTTTAATATTTAATTAGAATGATTATACCAATACCGACATAAAATGTCAAGAGTTATTTTTCACAGGGGTAAAAATAGTTAAGAAAATGCAGCATTGCAAATATTTTGCACTTTTGTGCTCTCAGAGCTATAGTCGTCTCCAGCACTATAAATATATCTAGTAGAGGACTCTGAGATAACTTCAGAGCCTTCTACTATTTGTATTTTTTGTCTTATTTGAACAAAAGTGATAGGAGTACCGTCTTCAGTTACAGTCTCTATAATTTCTATCTTGTCCACATGGGTTTGTTTTGTTAAAGCCATAATTTCTCCAATAATTAACTTGTAAGGTATGTAATACTTCCTCTCATATTTACGTCAAAAAGTTCCGCCAAAGTAAAAAGCGTAGCTGTACTGCCCGATATATTGTAAGCGAACCCCATTCTAGAAGTTCCTACTGAAATAAAAGAATATGCATGCTCCAGTCTTGCATTATAATTACTACTACCCGAGGATGGGGCGTTCAAAACATTAACAGGCCCTGTGTGTATAACTCCCGTGGCTGCAAAAGGAAGACTAAGATAAATTGGTGAAGTAGTAGTTAGATTTTGAGTATTATTTATTCTAAATGCAAAACTAATATGAACAACATTTCCGACCTTTACATATTCCAATGTTCGTAAATAATTGCCATCTAAATGAGTAGTGCCGGATTGCGTAGTGCCACCCGAAGAAGAGTTGGATATTGTCATTGACCCTCCAGATATTGTGCCCTCCTCATAATCATCTAGTACATTACTTGAATCATACGTTACAGTTCCATTCAAACAGACACCGGCAGGAATCATAAATGTGCCAGTACTTCTACCGACCTTTAAGGCATTGGCGGCGTTGGCATTTCTAGTGAGATGTAGGTCTCCTCCAGGCTCTTGAACTAATTGCCACCATTGATTACTATTACCTCCTGTAGTTCTTGAATCCAAAATTATACCATTAAGACCGGGGCTAGAAGAGGTTCCTTGTGAAAATAAAGTCCCCATGATCTTTAAAGGGTGGGTGGAATGAGGAGAGCTTGTACCAATTGCAACATTTCCACTATTATAATAAATATCATTACCAGTCTGTGTCCATAGACTGGGGGTGGGGGACACAGTAGATGCAAATGTTAGATTATTACCACTTCTAGTAATAGTCATATTATTGCCTTCCGTGAATGTAATCTCACCTTTAACAGCGCTATTGCCATTTAAAAGCGATACTTTAGGAGAAGCTCCGCCCCCTCCGGTGCCCCCAGAGCCAGTAAGCGAATAGGGAAATATATCTCCAGTAGCATTTACCCAGTTTGTGCCGTTATATTGCAAAATATTATTCTGTGCCAAACTTGATAAAGTAACATCAGCTAAATCATTTAAATTCATAGACGGGAAAACTATATCTGTAAAACTTAATGAACCGTTTCCATCTGTTGAGAGTACTTGTCCTGAGGATCCTCCATTAATTGTTAAATTAGACAAATCTATATCTATTACGAGATCGTCTCCGTCCCAAGTTACTTTTTCATTCGCAGGATCCCCTATTGCAACTCTATAGTTTTGGTTTTGATAACCTAACCAAAATCCTATACCTACATCCCAAGCGGTTTTTCCTCCTTTGATACTACCAGCATTACTAAAAGTTATCCCTCCACCTAACTGGTCTACAACAACCCCTGCATTGAGTCCAAGATCTGTTGCATCTGCAGGACTCAGTGAGGTAGAAGTATCTTGGTCAGAAGTACTATCTATATAAAACTCAAATTTTATGTCAGTTGTAGTGCTCATTATGAAGGCCTCGAAATATCAGCAGCAATAGCATCATCATTTAGTGCAGGTCTATAAGTAGGAACATATAAGTTACTTAAGCTTTTGGCGGATGTAAAAGTTCTATCTATACTAAGTTCTGTATCTGACGCTACATTTGTAACTATTGCAGCATCCCCCAAAGTTTCACCTAAAGTAGATAAATTTGCTAAACTAATAACATCCCCTATTTGAACCTCTGAAAGAAAAGAGGTTCCTGTGCCAACTAGTTTGTTTGTATTTGCAGCTAAAGATGCTGAAGTGACTGTAAGAGCTGTCCAAGCGTTAGCCATAGTTTCATTTGCATCTCTCCAGAATCCTGGGCCATCTCCGTTCGCATTGCTGTCCCACTCCGCTAAAAATAGCTTAGGAACACTATAGTCAAATACAATATACAACTCTCGTGTATCGTTATCTACAACACTTGATAAATCTACTTTGCCATTAGGTGTTTCAGTTGTAATAGTTTTAAAATTACTTGGAGATTCTCTTTGTGCAATTTGAACAGGGTATTTTTTAAATCTAAAAACCTCTTCGCCATAATCGCTTTCAGATCTATTCGAAGTAATTTTATAAAATTTATGTACTTCTCCAGTGGTTGGGTTATTTCTATGTGCATTTGCCACAAATGCGCCCGCTTTATATTCGTATACTTTATTTGTAGCCGGGTCTTCTGCTCTAACTATATGAGTTGATAAAGCCGCTGCAGGAACATTTTGAATTGCAATAGCGGTATCTCCTCCAGTAGGTAGTCCTGTGGTAGCGTCAATAGCACCAGGTCCAACCCCTAATAAGCTCCCGGTACTATTCCAGTGATAATATGCATACTCAGGCGCTGTAGGATCTTTTTGATAAAAGTCTACAAGAAAATAAGGAGAACTATTACTGTATTTCTCATTTGTAGTATCCCCTATGTCTCTAACTATTTCGGCGGGTTGAGATGCTGTAATCCATTTCTTCAAGCCATGAATATTATCTGGATTCTCCGTTCCTATACCAGGGCTTGCTGCAGAATATTCGGTTTCTGCCCATTCTGAGACTGCTCCTTTGGGAGACATTGTTCTGACTTTAAAAGAATATCTATTAGCGATTATTCCCTTAAACTCTTTATGTGTTTCAGTTTGTGTAAACATTCCTACATCATCAATATTGGTTTGAACTTGGTATGCTGCCACAAAATTAGTATCAGGAGCGGTAAATGTAAGAAGTAGACTGGTATCGGGGAACGCCGTAGGCCCTGAGGGGCTAACAAGTAAATTTGTAGGAGGGGGTATCTCCTCTGGCTCTTTCTCGGGGGCATCAGTATTTTCGGGCACTGACCCTAAATCATATTTTCCTTCAACTGCAGTGAATTTTTCATTAAAGTGCTCTGCAGCAGAAATAGCGTGTATATTTTTTTCTGTTTTTTCTATATTTAGGACTCTATATTCTTTAGCTGTTCCGGTGCCTCCTATTTCTTTAATACTCCATACTCCGCCGGCAACAGGGGTAGAAGTAAACGTATTAGAGCCTACTAGATTAACTGTTGTAATAGATCCCGAAGTTTGTGTTATTTGATGACCTTCTGCTGTAATATAAGGCTTCCACTCTACAGGAATAGGATTACCACTAGCATCAAAAGCATTAGATGCTAAAATTTCACTATCTAAAGAGGTTAAAGTTAAAGTGTCTCGAACTCCATTATTATTTGTATCTGTATAAATATGAGCTTCAGGCAATAAATCGCCTCTGCTATAAGTTACTCCATTTATAGTTATATCAGGTGATCCCGTATAGACTGCTCCAGGAGCCGTGGCTACAACAAAAATTTCATAAGTTCCTCCTGAGAGTGTTATCTCCCTGTCGAGAGTAACAGAGCTAGCTGTAGAGCTTTGAATTCTACCTCCAAACTGTGCGCCTTTTCTATCAGCATTCTGTACGCTTATTATATCTCCCGGTCGTAAGTAATTACCCTCTAAAGAAGTATTAAAATATACTATTTCTTTTTGATTTTGAGCAGTCCAAAGTTTCCATTTACCATAACGAATTGCTTGCGATTCCGAGGTAACTCCATAAGCAACGCACTCCTCTGTAATAACTCTGCCTGCTCTTACTATATCAGCACTATCCTCTACAATAAGAGGAGTAAGTTCATAGTCAATTGTAGGATCATTCCAATTTACAATTATTTGATTCGGCCTATTTTTTATAGAGGAGCCTTCATATGTAAATCTACCGTCTATAACATTTGCTTTTGTAAAAACTGCCACAGGGTCTTGGGGGGTATCCTGAACAAGAGTAAGCTGACCGTCCATCCAATATAACATGGAAGTAAACGCACTAGCCATATCTTTTAAAACTTTATACACAGGCAGAGCTTTAGTCAGAAGAATATTCATTCTAAATCTAGGCTCTAATAGACTTATCTCTCCTGTTCCTGTTGGCACAGATTTTATTCTAATTACATCGTCTTCCGAGTATGATGTTCCGGATGTTCCTGCGACTGTATTCCAGTCTGTATCCCCGAGAGAGACAATTTTGTAATATTCTCCTCTTTTTCCAAAAGTAGCGGGCACAACATCATTAGTATCTACTAATTCATCACAGAATTTAGAAATACGATAGAGGGCATACTTATCTATATCTGATTCTTTAATCCATTTTCCAGCCCCGTATCTATTATTTGTAACAATATCATAAAAAATCCATGCAGGATTATCCGTATACTCGGGCTCATCTTTAAATGTACCGTCCCAAAAATTAGCATAAATAGCTTTTCCCAAAGGTGCGTAATCTCTAGGAGTATATGCAGTAGGTACTTTAACAAGCTTACCTTTAATATCATAACTTCTTTTTGGGGAATCTTTAAAACTACGGGAAGAGAAAGTAGAGTTAACAATAGCAGAATAAGGATAGCTGAATTTATCTTCATTTATTGCTTGTAAATTATCTACTTGAGATTTAAGCAATACAGTATATCTTTGCTTATTTGTATTAAATCTCCCGCCGTCTATGCCTCCTGATGAAGTTACGGGCAGCCCGATATGCCGAGTAACTCTTATTATTTTTACTCTAAAATTTGTAAAGTTTAAGTATCTATACGGCTCTAAGTCTATTTGATGTTGAAAGTTTAATGCAGATTGTTTTTTACCTTTATGCTTTACAAGACCCCCAAAAGGTTCAATAGGATCTTGATAAGTTGTTCCTCCATTGATTTGAAACTCTATCTTTATATCATAAAATGCGTAATTTGTATGACGATCTCCTTTCTCTTGATCTTGACTAAATATTCCTTGAGGATAAGTAATGTCAAATCTAATTTTATCTGCTTCTGCGATTTTAGCCGCAGTGTCTAATCCAAAATCACTACTATTAAGTATAGTAGGAGAATTATTTGTATCACTAAAATCAGGGGTGCCAGGATAGTCTCCATTATCTGCAGTATTTGGCATTCCACTAGTGTCAAATAAAAGTACGCCATTTGCTGCAGCGTTTGCCGGATTTAACATTTTTAGTGCGGGCAAGTTAATGCCACTAGTAGAGCCTTGTATTACTGAAGCTCCGCCTACTCCCCCTACATCCCGTATAGGCTCTTGGTCCTCCCAGCCAGTATTTTCTTGGACAAAAAGATTATCAATTTTTCCTGTTACCGAATCGGGATTAAATGTGCTTGATCCTGTGGTGCCTTCGCTGGCGTTAAAAAACCCGGACTGACTTATATTAAATCCAAAAGTTCCATTAAATGATTGAGCATTGCCTGATATATCAGTACTAGAAAGAGTTACCGTACCGGCAGAGGGGTCTATACTTACAATAGCAGAAACTAATACTATTTTTAATTGTGCCGAGCTTGGTAGGTTATCTGGATCAAGTACAGGTCCTCCCTGCCCCCAGAAAAATACAGCACTAGTTGAGCCAGTTACAAAAAAATTACCAAAAATTTCTGTACTACCTGCTATTAAGACTGCCTCTCGCTTTCCAAATTGTGTCGAGTGGTCACTTGCGGAAAATCCAGTTCCTGTAATAGTTAAAGTATTATAAGTTCCTGTTGTTGTAAGAGTTCCTAAAGTAAGATTAAGAGTTGTTGGCTGAATTAATCGAATAACTCGCGAAGAATTTGTATTATTTATTAAATCTTCTGGTATAAAAGTGTTATCATCTACAGTTCCCACCACTCCATTAGAAAAAGTAATAGTTCCCGATCGATCACTACCTTCCTCAGCCCTATTGGGGGCAAAAGACTTTAGCTTTGCCTGCAAAGCAGGATTATTGTCTAGATAAAGAGAGGCAGCTCCATCTACTAACCCCCATATTGGGCCCTCACATAAAACATCAGTCGCAGAGATATTTTGACCAATTGAGCCCGTAAATGCGCTGGTAAGGCCTGGTTGTTTGAAGCTATTGATAAGTGCGTTAAAATCAGTCATTCCTATTAATTCCCCAGCTTTCTTGTATTGCCTGCTCCTGTTCTATTTGAGTTATTGCCTGAAACACTTGAAATAAACCCATCCTCGTTACGAATTTCAAAACTTATTGGACGACCGGGAATTCGTAATCTTCCATAACAAACTGGAATAGGATCATCCTCACTAATATTTTGCTCTGCTCCTGAAAATAAGTGGGAAACATCATCATTTGCATCTGTTGAGGGATCTTCTGATAAAAGTTCAAACATACCTTGAGAAAATAAGTATTGGCCCGCTAAAAAAGCTACGCTTCCAAGTATCAGGTATGAACCTCCTAAAATTAAAGCTCCTCCTGTAATTAGTAATGCTGCACCTGCAAGGACCTTAAAAGCAGACTTTAAAATATTTATTTCTCCAGCAGGAATGGGACTAATCACCATATCTCCTTGAGGGTACTGTAAGAGCATTTCGTCTGGAGAAGTTAATTCTTGATTATTTATTTTCCAAGTAAAATAAATTCCTTTTTCATAGCAATCTGCTAAATATACTTTAAAGTCTTCAAAATTTGCTTGAAGGCAAAGAAGAACATCTTTAAAAGAGTCTGCTTGAATTTGCCTTTCAAATCCAAATTTTTCTCCCAGCTCTCCCTCTAAGTGCACTGTTCTTAACATTTTAAATCTCCTTAGGATCTACTATGTTTAATGACATCTCTGGATATGTAAAAATATAGTAAGGCAGATTTAGTACTTTACAATTATTTAAATCTGCTTGTGAAGGGGTATTTGGAGAGTTTATATGATTGTGTACAATTGCTTTAATTTTATACTTCATTACTAAATTTATATACTCTTGTGGACAAAATTTAAAGCTATAATCATCTTCTGCAATATTTTTACAAGGAATAAATTTATCTCCTTCGATGATTACACCGCAACCCTCTCGTGGGTACTCTCTCTCAAAATGGTTATATATTTCATCTATCATTTAAATTTCTTTGACCCTGGAAAGCCTCCGAATGGTAAAGACTTACTTGTATTAAAATATGTTGGGTCTGTAAGAAGTGTTCCTGCTAAAGACGGAGTGGAATTTATTTTGCTAGTATCTACGTGGAACCTCATCTTACAAGATCTAATTCTTTTACCACAAACATCAATTCTTTTCCAATATAAAGAATTTGTTTCAGGGTCTTTATTTGCAGGAACTGCTATAAGTGACTCATATATTCTCCAGCCTCCGGCAGCGCCTGAAAATACTTTTCTTACTCTAGATCCTGCAGAATATGTTATACCCGAATTCCACACATCAATGGCGTAATTTCCAGATGTAGCTCCTATACTTGCCGTAATAAGCTTATCATCTTCGTCGAAAAAAGATCCAAATACATTTGCAGGAACACTACAGCCACCCCTTTTATATAAACCACCTTGGTACTCCCAAGCACAGTATTTGCCAACAGCCCTTCTATTTGGAATCATAACATTATCCAAATCTGCCGGAGTTCCTAACTCAAATTCAATAGATATGTTATCTTCTCGGGAAACTCTATCTAAAATATAGGTAAAAGAAGGATATTCTATAGGAAGAACACCTGCAGAAGGTAAAGACGCGGTATCATATGTATACTTTAGCAAGGTACTTCTATAAGTTAAAGTTCCCCCTAAAAAATCTTCTGCGCTAGACATACCTTCGTCTGTAAAAATCTGTTCAAGATTTGTTTCATCGTCTGTGCCATCAGTATTATTTGTAAGAGTTCTACTTAACACAGGAATATTTGCTACTGCTAAAGTGGGCCTATTTGAGCCCCCTCCTGCTTTTGTTTCTAAGCCCTGTATAGTAATAGGAAATGCTATATACTCATCTACTGAGCCGCCGTCTTTAGCTGGAAAATATATATTTTTACCTGAACCGGAGTCAAAATTTAGTCCATCATGCAAAAATAAAGTTGTAGAACGAGGCTCTGGAAGTTTCAATTCAAAAAGGTGAACTAAAGAATCTCCCACCTCTTGTATTTGAGTATTTTCTATTAGCTCCGCGGGAGACTTGGATACAAGACCTGATATAGTTATAGTTCTCTTCGCATTTCCATTTACATCATAAGCAATAAAATCATCCCAAGTACTTCTTCCTGTCCGAGTGCCTGTTTGACTTGCAAATGCATGTACACCAGAAGCAATAACAACTATGTAAGTGCCGTCTGCAGGGGCTTTAACAGCATTTGCATGAGTAACCGAAGAATCCGTAGTCATTTGAGTATATGTGTCTGTATCTTTATTATACATCCAAGCTCGTGAATTAGCAGTGCTTCCAGAAAACTGATGTGTTCTTACATATTCTCCTTGAGTTAAATCAAATTCAGCAGAATAAGCTACTATATTTATAGTTATTTTTGGGGCGAGAGTAAGAAAAGTAGGGTAAAATACACTAGAGTCAAACTGAAGATTGCCACTGTTATTTATAATAACATTCGCGGTATTAGATATTCCCGTATTACAGTCGTCTCCTGTAGAGTTAGTGGCGAAGGGTAATCCTCCAGAAGAGTTCCAAGGTAAATAAGTGGTTGATTTGGTTTTTTCATAGCTTACACCGCCTGTTACCTCTCTCAGTACTGACCACTGACCTATTGAGTTAAGGCCAGGAGATGCTATATCTGGAAAAATACCATCAGGCACTTCTGGACCTGTATTTGATATATCAAAAGAATAACTGCCCAATTCTCCATTCGGGAAAGTTGCTGTAAATACATTATCTGTGGCTGCAATTGAAGTTGGAGTTACGGTACAATTTGTTATGTTTGTAACATTTAAAGGATACGCATTTTGAGTAAAAGTTACCTCAAGAGAATCTCTATTGGTAAGATTGACAGACGCATCTTCTGTAGTTACTGTTACTCTTTTTATGCTCATGGCTCGTACACTCTTCGTAAATTTGCAGTTATAGAATGAAAATTTTCAGAAACATATGTAATATTATAATCTTCACAAACTACTTTTTGAGCTGTATTTCCTGCTTTATCAGCAACCGTAAATGTAAACGCTTTTCCAATATTTTCATTGAAAAACTTCTCAATATTATAGATATCCGCCGCAGCTCTATTATTAAAAGTAATCATAAAAGTTTGATCGTTTGGATTCACCCCATCTGAAACTCGCTGCTCATAACCATCGCCAAATTTAGCGACAAGAACTCTAGGAATAGCGTTTCTTGAGAGTCCTCTGTCTGCTGTGACTACTTGATCTGAGCCGCCTGTAATTGATGCAGGAATTGTAAATTGAAATTGAGCAGACATTATCGTGATCCATATGGACTAAGTAGTCCGCCCGGGCGTTTCTGTGATTGTATTTCTCGCTGTACAGCCGCTGCAATTGCTCTGCCCATCTCTCTAGACTCTCCTTCGGTTGTTGTTTCGGCACTTCCATCGTTATTTACATTAACATTAACACTCACATTATTTGTTTGAGCGCCCCCGCCTGAAATCTCTACAGGAATTGAACGC